CGATAATTCGCGGCCGCCACAGCGGCGTGGTTAGCGCAGTAGATTTGGCACCCGTTCTCCATGTCGAATATTGTCGGTGATTTTCCGCATTTACATTTTTTGGCACGCGGTGCGTCTGAACACATTCCGTTAACGGTGTCCATCAGGATCCCCCTCGTTCTTAATCCAATAAAAAAGGGCTACTGTGTAAATAGCCCCTGTTATTAGCTCAGTGATGTAGATGGTCATTGCCTTACCTCCATAAGCGCCCTATTAATAAACGCCGTCATTGGATTTGCACATCCCCACCCCGTACCATCTGGATTTCTTTTAATTGGCTCCTTCTTCACTTTGCGTTTTGCATAAATAACCGTCTTCCACTTACGCTCAACAACACTCAAATGTCCTTGTTTCACCATATGCCTTGCTGCTTGAGCGATTCTGTTATTTGGTATTCCGGTGATCAGTGCTAATTCATGTGGGGAGAATTGTTCATGAGTTTTCAGATATTCCAGGATGATTTCTTTTCCAGTCACGTTCTGCTCCTGTAACTATCCCATGTAAACGCAAGGGTGCATCCGCCGCCATCATTCATCCTGTCAATAACACGCTCACCAATGAATGCAGACAGTTCATCTTTGCTCTGGTTGCTAATCAGGATTGTTGGCTTCATGCGCTCGTAGCGGGTGTTGATGATTTCGAACATGATCATCTTTTCCGCCTCGCTTCCGAACTGCACACCAACCTCATCGATAATTAGCAGGTCAGGTTTAGTGAACTGTCGGATCACTTCATCCTCTGTGCGGGTGGAGTTTTTCGACCATGTTGATTTATATTCTCTGGCAATTTTCAGCGCCGTTGTGAAAATAGCTGAGCTTTGATGTTCCGTAATTGCGTGCCGGGCGATAGCCAGTGCAAGATGATTCTTTCCAGTACCAGGCTTTCCACACATAACCAGCCCACCGCCTTTCTGTAACCTCTCAGGCCATTTGCTGGCGTATGCCTGACACACCCTGAGCACTCTCTTTGCATCGTCGTTGACTGGCTCGTAGTTCTGTAGTGTGCAACCCTTGAATCGTTCAGGAATATCAAGATTATTCAACAGAAACTCGACATTGCGCTTACGTGATTCCTCGTCGATTTTAATCTTCTCTGCCTGTAGCCGAATAAGCTCATCTCTCATGCATTCCGGGCATTCGCTAGGTCTTGAGGCAAACTTAATTGGCCCAGTCGAGTAACGGTTACGCTGCTCAAACTCACCATGTTTTTCACAGATGCCAGTGCCAATTTCTACAGCTGTATGCTCGATAGCAATTGGCGGAGAACTCAATTCTGCAAGTTTTTTCTCCAGTTGGGAGATCTTTTCATCCAGCGTCATGTTCACTCCTGCGCCCATGAAGGCATTTCAGTTTGTCCGTAATCTTTGGTGGCAAAGTTTTCCTGCATAGCTCGATGCTGCGGCCTCGGTTGAGATTTCCCCTTTGGAGTCTTGGGCTCAAAAATACCCTGCCAACCACTGGCGATGCTCTGGTTTATAATTTCTTCAGGTGTATATCCCTTCTCCAGACTTCTGCATAGAACGTTGATAGCCTGAGTGACACTTTGCTTAGACTTGATCGACTTACCTATCTCCTTGCGATAGGTAACCCACGACAACCATGTTTCTGCTGATAACCAATCAGGCAACTCTGTTTCTAGCGGGTCGAACTTCTGAGAAACTTTTTTGGGGGATATAGGGGGTTTATTAATATTTTCTTTTGTCTTTAAAGAATGTCTTTTGTGTGTCTCTAACTTCGAGACATTGAGTGTCTCTAATTTGGAGACACTTTTTGTCTCTAACTTCGAGACAAAGTTGCTAACTTGGAGACACTTGCTGAATTGCCACGCAGATACCTCCCTGTTTACACCGATTTGATTTCCATCCATAAACAGGCAATTCATTGAAATCAGTTCTTTTTTAGCCTTGTTAACATTCTGCCTTGACAGTCCTGTTAACTGAGCAATTTGCTCATCGGCTATTCGATCTGTTTTCTTATTGAAGCCATATGTTTTCCGGACGTAGGCCAGCATAACTTTCAACTGGCGAGCGGTTAAATCGGCACTTGCGATAGCTTCCAGCAGCTCGTTAGCGAATCTGGTGTAACCATCATCGATATCAGCCACTCTTCGCTCCTGTTCAACAGGTTCACTCTTCGGCAGGTAAAATACTTCAGCCAGGCTCATTTCCAACCTCCGCATCAAAGCATTGGGCTTCAAGAGACTTAACCATCACCACACTGCCATCTGTATTAATAACTATCGATGAGTTATATTTGCTTATCAGTTGCTTCGCGTAATCAATTCCGGCGCGAATAAGGAAATTTTTCACCGCAGGAAGATGACCAACTACACTACCCAGACCTTGCTCTATAAGCTCCTCATTAAGATCAAGCTCATTTTCATGGCGAAAAGAAATGAATGCGTCGTAAATTGCGTATTCTGCCGTCTCGCCATTTCTTTCAGGGCCAACCAGCGCCCTTATTTCATTTAGAGATTCAGAAAGCTCATTATCTTCAAGCTTGAAAAACTCTCGATTATCACTAAGCCTCTCTTTTGCAAAGGCTTTATGAATGAGTTTTTCATCTGATGCTGGATTATTTGAATGAAAGGCTGCTATCACCTTAAATGGCTTAGGAACGCCAGTAGAGGCTGAAATTTCTTTAGCCCTAACTTCTGGTGAATGCTTAGTCATCCCAATCTTATAAATTCCTGGCATGCACTCATTCGAAAGCACATAAACAAAGCCATTTGATTTAAAATCATCTGGCACCTTCATGCTCTTCAGAACCTGGAATTTGTCATTTTCGTATGTCATAATTACTCCTGTGGATTGATCCAGTAATTACCTCAGAATTCCATCTGGATTTGTTCAGAACGCTCGGTTGCCGCCGGGCGTTTTTTATTGGTGAGAATCGAAGCAACTTGTCGTGCCAATCGAGCCATGTCGTCGTCGACGACGCCCCATTCAAGAACAGCAAGCAGCATTGAGAACTTTGGAATCCAATCCCTCTTCCACCTGCTGATCTGCGACTTATCAACTCCCACAGCTTCCGCTGTCTTCTCAGTTCCAAGCATTGCGATTTTGTTAAGCAACGCACTCTCGATTCTTAGAGCCTCGTTGCGTTTGTTTGCACGAACCATATGTAAGTATTTCCTTAACAAATAAGAAGTTATGCGCATCAACTTATGCGCGTTGTATTCCCGCATTTCGGCGGGAATGAGGACCATGACTGTTAAAGAGCAATTTGCTTATGCCGCTTTGCGGTAAGCGCTTTCTTGATACTTCAGGGCGCCAGCTGTAACGACTTCCAGTCGATAGGCGTCTTTCTCTGGGATGACTTCCTTCCACTGAGAGACTGCTGCGTCGCTAATGCCTAACGCTTTAGCTACAGCACGCTGGGTTCCGAAGTGGTCGATAACATCTTTCTTGTACATAGACTCGCTCCGAAATTAAAGAACACTTAAATTATCCACTAAAGGAATCTTAAGTCAAGTTTATTTAAGATGTCTTAACTATGAAAACTCAATTGATGGGAGAGCGCATTCGCGCTCGGAGAAAAGAACTCAAGATCAGGCAGGCCGCACTTGGAAAGATGGTCGGCGTGTCTAATGTTGCCATATCTCAGTGGGAACGCTCTGAGACAGAGCCAAATGGAGAGAATCTTCTCGCCCTGGCTAATGCGTTGAAGTGTTCCCCTGACTATCTGATGAAAGGAGAGGAAAGTCTTTCAAACATTGCCTATCACAGTAGGCATGATCCAAGAGGGTCATACCCTCTGATTAGCTGGGTGAGCGCAGGATGCTGGATGGAAGCTGTAGAACCATATCATAAGCGTGCAATAGATAACTGGTACGATACAACCGTAGACTGTTCAGAAGATTCGTTTTGGTTGGATGTGAAGGGAGACTCAATGACGGCTCCGGCCGGTCTCAGTATCCCTGAAGGAATGATAATACTCGTCGATCCTGAAGTAGAGCCGCGTAACGGGAAACTGGTAGTTGCAAAGCTCGAAGGAGAAAACGAGGCAACTTTCAAGAAGTTAGTTATTGATGCAGGCAGGAAGTTTCTAAAACCACTTAACCCACAATATCCGATGATCGAGATCAACGGAAACTGCAAAATCATCGGCGTAGTTGTCGATGCAAAACTAGCAAACCTTCCATAAGGGGGCATTCGCCCCTTTTTTTTATTTCCTTTAAAAATCAAAGCCAAACTTAAGTTACGAAAGAAAATTTAAGTTTTCTTCAAAAATACTCTTGACCATTAATTAAAGAGATCTTAAATTTAAGCCATCAGCAGGACGCTGGAAGCCAAACGGAACAGATTGGCAGGCTCTTTAACATTGATGGGATTGTCCCGCCGAAATGCGGGAACCAAAGAGTAGTTGGCTTTGGGGTGACGTGAAGTGCAGCTGCACGACGGCAACCGGAAGATAAGCACCCGGCGCGTCACCGCCAAAGTCAATCATCGGAGGTCAACATGACAGTAGTCATTACATATCTGGCTGACGATAACGCCAGAAATCGCCGCAGAGCACGCAGACAGGCTCAACGTGAGCAGGCAATGCAAGAGCAGCGACTGGCGCGAAAAATTGCGCTAAAGCTCTCTGGTTGCGTCAGAGCAGATAAAGCAGCATCACTCGGAAGCCTTCGCTGCAAGAAGGCAGAAGAAGTCGAGCGTAAACAGAACCGTATTTACTACAGCAAGCCACGCAGTGAAATGGGTGTGACTTGTGTTGGTCGCCAGAAAATGAAATTAGGCAGCAAACCACTTATTTGAGGTGAGATATGACAAAATCATGGAGCGTACCTTTTCCTGAATCAGAAACTGAACATGAGGGAATGCCTGTTTTCTGGAGATTCCAGGCGACAGTTGAAGAAGATGGAATCAAAATATTCGCACTTCAATATATAGCTTTTCATCAGACAGAGCATTATGCATGGTTGGTTCCTGCGCATTGGATTGTTAATTTTAAACCAGCACCAAATCAGTGGTTACAGGAATGGAAACAAAGGAGAAATAGATATGCAATTAAGAAAGTAGCAAAAAATGCAGAAAGATCTTTTGCATTCCCAACGAAGAAACTTGCCATTGAAAGTTTATTGCGCCGGAAGAAGTACCATTTAATGAGAATCAAACAAGATTTGGCTGTTGTATCAACTCTTGTTGATGGGATGAAGAATATTGATACATCAACACCAGATATTGAATATAACTTTGGACACAACCAAGAAACAGAAAATTGGGTATTCTACTAGGCCGCATAGTCGGCCTTTATTTTTGGCATAAACAACAGAGGTGGATATGAAAGAGTTTAAGGGTACGCCTGGTAAATGGAAGTACACGGTTAGAAACGTCAACGAGATGATGACTACGTTCCATGGTGTGACGATTGGTGACACATACATTGAAGCAGCAACAAGAAATGAAAGGGAGGATGCGCTACTGATAGCAGCAGCTCCTGACCTTCTCGAAGCACTTCAGTTATTACTTAAGCAAACCAAAAATAGAACAACGACAACATATCCAGAATGGTATGGAGCTGTTAATAAAGGTATCGCAGCAATCAGAAAAGCTCTTGGGGATAAGTAATGAAAGTAAAAATAACTGCTTCTAATACCAGTTTTGTTAGTGTTGGTGATATTACAGAAGTAATAACAAACCATGATGGAACACAAGTTATGTGGTCTGATTTTTGTAAAAGATATGAGCGAGTCACTTGGTGTAAACTCGTATGGGGAGTCGAATACGAAGAATTACCTGAAATGCATGACGAATAAGCACTGTGTATTCATTCCAACGAGTGAATACACGGAGCAATGTCGCTCGTAACTAAACAGGAGCCGACTTGTTCTGATTATTGGAAATCTTCTTTGCCCTCCGATGTGAGGGCGATTTTTTTGATGGAGGATATATGAGTGAAGTAACAGATTTAGTTGTTATTGAAAAAGCAAATGCAATGACTGTATTTCAGTCTGCCGACCAGATTGAAGAAATCCTTAAAAAGGTTGAACGTGAAGTTATGTCCTTTGTGCCTGATATCACAACGGCAAAGGGAAGAAAGGAGATCGCTTC